ACAAACTCATAAATCTTAGACATCAAAGATTTTTTAGGGTTGTTTAATGCCTCTAATTCTGCGTCTAATTGATCTTCTGTATCTAGGTCAACCATTCTGCTATCTACTAATTCCCATTCGTTTAAATCGATATCTTCACCAAATTCTTCAACGTTTAATTCATCAATATGTGAAGATAAAGCAACACCAGTTTTCTCTTTGACTTGTTCATTAGTCATATTAGGGTTTAAATCAATAAACTCCAATGGTTGCAATGTCTTGAAATAAAGATTTAAACTGATTTTGTTAAATGCTAAGATCTTATGAATTCCATCAAGAAATGTATCTTGGAAATAACGAATAACCATATTGTCAAATAAGGTAATTGCGTTCTTTAATTCATCTGCATTAGAACTAAATCCATTTGCAGTAGGAATACCAAATTGCAATCCACTTACAACACCATGTCCTAATAATATCTTTGATTTTGCTTCTTCAGATAAATAATCATAATGTTTAGGTGCTTCATTTAAAGCAACCGAATCAACGGTAGTCTTTTTAGTTTCATCATTATTAAATGAAACAATTACTTTTTTGCCTTTAGATCCTGTTAATGTTTTTGTAACCTGCCTTGAAATTAACTCTCTCTTTTCTTCATCTGGAATACCATTATTAAAATTGACAATGCTTGTAGGACTAAATCCATTCTGAACATCGTTAATTAAATAATCTGCTATTTCTTCTTCAAGTTTAGCATAAGGAATACAACCAACATAGTCAACATTAGAATAATATTTTTGCCCTACCGTATAATTACCAATATAAAGAATCTCTAAAGTCTTATCACCAAATTCAAATGCACTTATTCTTTTAGGTATAAACTTTCTTGTGTCTTCCCAATTGTCGGAATAGTAATAAGCCTCTATTTCTCCTTTGCTATTACATTTTTCTGCTCTTAAAAGTTGTACAGGGATATGTTCAACTCTTACTATTTCAGTCTTTTGCTTATTGTATATTAATTGAAAAGCATATTGTCCCAATAACTTGAAATCAGAAATACCTTTTTTTACAACATCTTTTCTGAATAGCATTATCATTTGCGCATATTCATTTGGCTTCTTGCTTGAATCAGTTGCATCTAAACCACGACCATAGATCAACTTAACAATGTTGTTTATTACGGCATTGTTTGTTGTAGATCCATTGTACCTATCAATTAAGAATTGAAAAAAGTTATTGTCCTCCCCAAATTCTACCCAATTATCTCGCTTTGATTCTACAATTTTAGGTTGTGAGTATGCCTCCAACTGAATAAAATGTGAATTTAAATGATCTTTCTTATTCATAGAATATTATTGAATCTGTATTGCTTGTGTATGTACCAGAATTAACCGAATAACTTTCGGGTACTTGATTGGTACAAAATACTTTAATGTTGTTAACAAGGTGATAAGCCAATACGTTATTGATTACCCCATAGTATTTAATTTTAAAAGAATAGAAATGCCCTTCTTCTAAATCAAAAACCATTTTAAAAGTGCTAAAAAAACTTTTCTTCATGCAATTTATCTTGTGAGATGTTTCAACATTCGTTGTTTCATTCTTAATAAATAGATAATTGGCATCACTTAATCTTGTTGGAATAAATGATACTTCTTGATTGCTTGCAGATGGCTTTAATACTATCATAGTGTATAAACGTAAAAAAGTAGTTTTGTTTTCTTTTTAACGAAAAAAGGAGGCATCTGCCTCCTAATTTCAACCCAAACAAACAAAAATTCTTAAACTCCAGATGTGACCGTTACGCCAGCAGCAGTTAAAGTAGTTGTTATAAAGTTTGCAGGTACTGGTTCTTCTCCTACAATTGTAATGGTATAGCCGGACATATCTCCCATTGCTGCACCTGTTACTATTGTACCTCCTGTAACATCAAGACCGTTCTTTAAACCACAATAGAAGAAGTTTCCGTTGTTGTCTTCTACAATAGCCTGTGGCCTACCATAAGACAATAATTTAATTTGCTTATGATCCTTAATCGTTAATTGCTTTAAACTTAAATTTAAAGTTTGTGTAAAAAAAGTAGTTCCGTTTTCACGAGATGAATTGATCGTTTGCTCAAATGAACTTGATCCTTTCAAATCATATTTGAATCCGATTGGAGTACCTGCAATAGCAGTAATAGCATCTGTGTTAGTTACATCATAAGTAACTCCAGTTGCATCTCCTTCAGTCATAAAATAAACTGCTTTTAATCCACCAACTGCTGTTTTGCAGGGTTCTAATCTCCCTAATGAAATATCGCAAGGCATATTGATTGAATTTAAAAGTTAAAAATAAGCACCCCAAATTAATGAGGTGCTATTTATATTAGTTGGCAGCATTTGTAATACCGTAAGTAACAATATCAGAAGCAAATCCGTATTGTACACCTGCAGTCATTCTCATTACTACACGAACATTTTGTGATCCATCAATGTCAGCCATATCAATAACCTTAACTTCAGTCAAATCAGAGATAAGACCAGTACCAAAATACAAGTTAGATTTTTGAGTAGCAATTGCTTTTGTAGAAGCAAGACCATCTGCAACAAATATCTTGATACCGTCAAAAGTTAAAGAACCATTGTTGTACCATTGTGTTCCCATTGCGTTAGTACCAGAAGCACCTAAGCCAGATGCACCAAATCCACCTAAAGCACGGATATAAGCACGGGCAATTGCTTGAGATACATAGATGTTTAAATCATCTTTAGTGTATAAAGAAGCAGGGATTGCATCGGCAATCTTGCCTAATTCAGCGATGATTGTAGCAGAAGAAACCGCAGCGCCTGCAACCTCTTGGCCAGCTGGCAATGCAGCATCAACCGATAATAAAGTAGATAAACCATTAAATTCACCTGCGTTAGCAGTAACACCTTCCCAGATATTAGTTTCATTCTTTGCAGCAACTTTAGCAGCAACGTGAGCAACTAAAAAGTCAGCAAAAGACTTAGGTAATGTTTTAAAAGCAGAATATCCTTGCTCTACTGATAGCCAATCTGATGCAAAATCTTTTTTGCACAATTGTAGGTTAACCTGAAATTCTTCTGGTTGGATAATTCTTTCAGTCAAAGTGATTGTCGATGTAGCATCGAAATCGCAAGTAGCATCTTTCAAGATAGCATCTGTGCCAATTCTTTTAATAACTTGCTTGAAACGTACATTTGGTTTTACTTCAATACCACCACGATCGATAGTAGGTGAAGAAAGCAAAGAAGCAGCAATGATTTTATTTGCATACTCCCCAGCATAGGTTGTGGTAATACTTGTTGTAGTCGGCATTTTTTATTTAATTTAATTAGTTGAACATTTTTTCGTAAACCTTATCTTGGATAGTTTCTGGTCTGTTTTGACCAAAAGAAAATCCTTGCACTTTTTCCTCTGCTTCTGGATTCTGAACGATTGGTTCAGCACCTTCTTCTTGAGAATTTAATTTAACTTCCAATGCTTCTTTTTCTGATTTTAAAGACTCATTTTCTGCTTTAACTTCATTTATCTGTAAAGACAATTCAGTTCTTAATTTTTCAATTTCTGCAAAGAAAGTTTCCTTGCTAACTGATTCAACCACTCGTTTTGCTTGTGGTGTAGGTGCTTGTGGTGCTGCGTTAGCCTCCACTTCAACTTCTACTTCTGGTGCTGCTTCTTCTAAAGGTGTAGCCTCTTTTACTTCGGCTATAATACCTTCAACTGCAACTACCAAAACCATTCCATCTTGCATTGTGTACTCGCCTATTGGCATAGGTACAACACCATCGGCAGTAACTATACCAACAGAGAAATCAGGTGCAAACTCTTCAGCCTCTATAATGGTAACACCATCGTCTAGCTTCATCTGCGCCAAATTAACCTGAAAGCCTAATACTGCTTTAACTCGATTTTTTGTGCTTTTGTATTCCATATATATATTTAATTAATTACTCACATTTACAATAGTTCTTGGCTGATTTGTGTTAACAACATTAGATGCAACACTTTGAACTAATGAACCTACACCTTGTGAATGAATTTCTCCATCACAACATTCAATGCTATATGTGCCATCTGCGCATAAGCATCCTCTATTACCGCCTCTTGGACTTGATGTTTTATCTTTTGACATTTTATTATAAATTAATTTCATTTAATTCTTTTAATTTATTTCTACTATAACTTAAAGCTGACTTACCACCCCAAAGTAAATATGAAATTGTACCACAAGCATTTAAATCATTTTCATTATAATACGTTTCAGCACGGCTTAAATATGAATACATTCTTTTAATTGTATTAATGCTTAAATTTTCGCCATTTGCAATTTGTTGCGCTCTAACCTTACCAGTTTGTGTCGCACATTTATTGCCATTTTTTTCGTTTAATTCAATGCCTCTTTTTGCATTGTTTCTTACATCGTCTCCGTAATCGTTATATGATTTTAATTTAACATTGCTTTCATTAAACAAAATTTGATGCACAATATTTGCTAATTCATCATCATTGATCTGAGGCAATAATTCCAAAGATAATTTATCAGCAAAGTAACCTTCTATAGAAAATCCTTTAATCTCTCCGCTCTTTGCCTTTGCCCAGATTTCTTGATTATCGGCTTTCATTGATACCATCCACGTTCCTTTAGGTAAGCTAAAACCATAAGATTTAGATTTATCCATTTTAGGGTCTGTAATAATCCAAGACTCAACCAATGACATTCCATTTACTTTAGTTTGATGTTGTAAAGTAGCATTAGATTGATTGCCGTTTTGTAAAAACATTTGGCTTGCTTTCTCAACCGTACTTTCACTAAAAAACACTTGATACTTTTGATCACCATCTTTACGGTAAATCATTTTATTAGGGATTAATGCTGGTCCCATTAATATTTTCTTTTCTAAATCTACTTCGGCTAAATTCATTTCGTACTCTTTAGCCAATGTAATAAAATTACTTTCAATCGCAGGTCTGTCTACCAAACTAATGGCTTCAATCCCATCCTCATCATTTGAAATTATTAATTCTATGATCTTCATGGTGTATAAACGTGTATTTAAAATTTTGTTACATTTTCACTAACCTAAACTTGCACTCATTACTTTATTTCTGTCTAAAGATTGTTGTGAACTTACTTCGGAAGAAACAACATAAGCCTTTATTGGCTCTGAACTTTGACCTACAACCTGTGCTATTTGATTTATACCACTTGTGCCAACTACATTAAATTGTGGTGATGTAGAATAACTTGGTGTCATCTGTGGATTGCCAAACGACATATTGCCACCACTTACATTACCAGACCTAATATCTTGAATACCTTTTGCGCCTGCAATGGCTGCTGCTAAACCTGCTGCCACATCACCTGCCAAACCAATATATGCTAATGGACTTGTAACACCTCCATTTTTTACAAAGTTTTTCTTTGCGTTTAATGCAATACTTGTAATTGCAGCACCTTGTTCTAATATAATTCCTGCAATAGCTAACTCTTTATTTTCTCCTGCAATTTGTCTTAATCCTTGTCCAAGTCGCATAATATTAGCAATATATGCTTCTTGAATATATGATTTTGCATCTGCCTCTATTTGAGCAATTCTTTTTCTTTCATCTGATTGCTCTTTTGCATCTGCAGTAATATTTGCTTCATAAGTTGCAATTGTTCTTTGTCTTGCATCGTATTCATCAAATAATCTTTGCCCTTCTTGTTGTATTCTTTCATTAAAAAGATCATCCTCTTTATCAAAAGCCTTCATCTGATTATCTCCTTGTACTTGGAGTTGCTCATTAAAAGCATCATCTACTCTTTTTTTCTCTGCTTCCCTTTCTTTTTTTAATTGTTCTCTTGCTTGCTCTCTTAATTTTTTACGTTTATCTAATTCTTCTTTTTCAGTTTTTGTTAAGTCTTTTGCACCCTTTTCAAAATTTTTAACAGAAGCATCATAATTCTTGCCAAAATCAGTTACAGATGCTTTTGCATCTTGCCAAGCACCACTAAAATCTCCTTTAATTAATTTAACAACTGCGCCACCTAACTTTCCTAATGATTGAAATACGGCAGTAACAGAACTATAAACAACTGACATTGCTTTAGATACCATAGGCAAAGCACTAATAGCCAAGTCTACTAACGTATTAAATAATGGTTCAATGGCTGCAAAAACTCCGTTAAATATTTTTTCTAATCCTGTAAATAATGGTTGTAATTTTTTTACTGCTTTTTCATTCCCTTGAAATGCCGTAACTAATCCACCTACTAATGCAACAATTAAACCTATACCTGTTGCTTTTAATGCAGATCCAAATGAGGTAGTTGCAACCTTTGCTTTATTTATTGCACCTCCAAGTTGACCTAAAGGACCACCAGCCATTTCTAATGAATCTACCCAATCAGATGAAACATTTTTAGCAGATTTAATCTTGTCTTCTAAATCATCAATATCGCCATATATCTTTTTAAATGCTTCTGAACCAACCTCTGCACTTTTTAAAGCAGTCTTTAATTCCTTTAGTTGCTTAATAGATCCACCAATGTTACTCGATACATTTAAATCAACTTCTATTTCTGTTGCCATTTTATTAATCTTTTTATTTGCCTAAATCCTTTTTTCCAAGTTTTTGGAATTTCATTTTTACCCTTTGCAATCTCAATTACTTCGTGTTTCCCATAATGACCTCTGACCATTAATAGATCTAATATATTCTTTATCATAAACGAATTTTGTTTGTTTTTTTTAAAGTAACGGTGAATTTAATCCTGCTTTTTGCACTTCGTTATAATAATAATAACTGCTTTTATTCTTATCTAAATCTAAATTGG